ACTTAACTGTTTGTGGTATTGGTGCTGCTAAAACTAACTTCAACACAGCTGAAGGAATTACAGTTGACTATGTTGATCCAGCTTATATGGTATATTCATATTCTGAAGATCCTAATTTTGAAGACATCTATTACGTTGGTGAATTAAAAGCTATAACAATACCTGAACTCAAAAAAGAGTTTCCAGATATTACTGAAGAAGAATTAAAAAGAATACAAGCAATGCCAGGCAACAGATCTTACGTTACTGGTTGGGGTGATTATGACGAGAACACTGTTCAGGTTTTATACTTTGATTATAAAACATATCATAACCAAGTGTTTAAAATTAAACAAACAGAGCAAGGGTTAATGAAAGCTTTAGAAAAGCCAGATACATTTAATCCACCAGAAAATGATAACTTTGAAAGAGTATCAAGATCTATAGAAGTTTTATATAGCGGTGCTAAAGTTTTAGGTACTGATACTATATTAAAATGGAAACTTGCAGAGAACATGTCAAGACCTACTGCGGATACTACAAAAGTTAAAATGAATTATGCTATATGTGCACCTAGAATATATAAAGGCAGAATAGAATCATTAGTAAGCAAGTGTATAGGTTTTGCTGATATGATTCAGCTAACACATTTAAAGCTACAACAAGTTATGTCTAGAATAGTACCAGACGGTGTTTATTTAGATATGGATGGTTTAGCAGAGGTTGATTTAGGTAATGGTACAAATTATAATCCAGCAGAAGCACTTAACATGTATTTTCAAACTGGTAGTATTGTTGGTAGATCACTTACACAAGATGGTGATATGAACGCTGGTAAAGTTCCAATACAAGAACTTAGTAGCTCTAGTGGTCAACAAAAAATACAAAGTCTTATTAATACATATCAGTATTACTTACAAATGATACGTGATGTAACCGGACTTAATGAAGCTCGTGATGGTAGTACACCAGATAAACAAACGCTAGTAGGATTACAAAAGATAGCCGCTAACGCATCTAATGTTGCTACAAGACATATTAAGCAGTCTAGCTTATATATAAGTCTTATAATAGCAGAAAACATAGCTTTAAAAATAGCGGATGCTTTAGAGTTTCCACTAACCGCTGCTTCATTACAAAACTCTATATCTAACTATAATGTAAATACTTTAATTGAAGTATCTAATTTAAACTTACATGATTTTGGTATATTCTTAGAATTAGAACCAGACGAAGAAGAGCAACAACAATTAGAGCAAAATATACAAGTTGCTTTACAAAAAGGTGGTATTGATTTAGAAGATGCTATAGATTTAAGACAAATTAAAAATCTTAAATTAGCTAATCAAATGCTTAAGATTAAACGTAAAGCTAAAGCTAAACAAGATCAACAAGCGCAACAAGCTAATATTAAAGCTCAAGCAGATGCTCAAGCTCAAACCGCTGAAAAAACAGCAATGGCTGAAGTGCAAAAGCAAGAAGCTATATCTGGAGCTACAGTAAAATTAGAGCAAGCAAAAAATCAAATGGAAATACAACGCATGAATACTGCTCATCAGTTAGATCAGCAAAAAATGCAAATGCAACACAAGTTTGATTTAGAATTAAAAAAGCTAGAAAGACAAGCTCAAAAACAAAAAGAACAAGAAATTGAAGATCGTAAAGATAAGCGTATTAAAATGGAAGGCACGCAACAAAGTGAATTAATAGCACAAAGACAAAATGATCAACCACCTATAAATTTTGAAGAAAAAGGCGGTATGGACATGCAAGCTTTTGCTTAACTATTTAATTATATTATATTATGTCAGAAACAAAAACAAATGAACCTGTTAAACAGGAAGGTGACTTTAAGATAAAGTCTAAAAAGAAAACACCAAAAAAATTAACAACACCAAGTGATGAGCCAATTAAAGTTAACATAAAAGAACCTTTAATTGAAACAGCACCTGAAGTAACTAAAGTAACAATACCTAAAGAAGATGCCATTCAAATCGGAGAAGCAAAGGAAGTACCTGTGGAAGAACCATCCGGAGATAGCACAGAGGTGGGAGAACCTGTACAAGAGTCCAACAAGGATGTTGAAGGGTTTTCTCCGATCAAAGAAGTAACTGAAGCTAAAGTTAAACAAGTTGAAAAAGAAGTAACAAAAGCTATACAAGACGAAAGAATATTAGGCAAAAAGTTACCTGAAAATATAGAAAAATTAGTTTCATTTATGGAAGAAACTGGTGGAACTATAGAAGATTATACAAGATTAAATGCTGATTATAGTAGCGTTGATGAAAATACTTTATTAAAAGAATACTATAAAAAAGCTAAACCTCATTTAAACGAGGAAGAAATAGGATTTATCATGGAAGATAATTTTTCATTTGATGAAGACTTGGACGAAGAGCGTGACGTCCGTAAAAAGAAACTCGCTAAAAAAGAAGAGATTGCAAAAGCAAAAAACTTTTTAGAGGAAACGAAAAAGAAATATTACGACGAAATCAAGTTGAGACCCGGCGTAACTCAGGACCAACAAAAAGCTATGGACTTTTTTAATCGCTATAATAAGCAGCAAGAAACAGCTGAGCAACAACATACTAAGTTTAAAGAAAGTACTAAAGAACTTTTCAACAACGATTTCGAAGGTTTCGATATTAAGGTTGGTGAAACAAATTATAAGTACAATATTCAAAATAAAGATAAAGTTGCTGAAAACCAATCAAACATTAATAACCTAGTCGGGAAGTTCTTAGACACAGAGGGTAATGTTACTGATACTAAAGGTTATCACAAAGCTATGTACGCTGCTGACAATGTAGACAAGATCGCAGCTCATTTTTATGAGCAAGGAAAAGCTGATGCTATTAAAGACGTTGTTACTAAGTCTAAAAACCCTGTAGATTCTCAAGCTAGAAAATCTCAAGGTGAAGTATTTATTAACGGTATGAAAGTGAAAGCAATTAGTGGTGCTGACTCTACAAAACTAAAAATAAAAACAAGAAAATTTAACTAAAAAAACTAACAAAAATGGCTTTAAATCCACAATTTGGAGGGTTAATTCCTTCCTCAGTACAGGAGATATTGAACAGCAACTACCTACAGTTTAACGGTGGTGCTGCTGCAGGTGACACAAACACTTTTGCTCAACAATATTTACCTGAAATTTACGAACAAGAAGTAGAAAGATACGGAAACCGTACTCTATCTGGATTCTTAAGAATGGTTGGCGCTGAAATGCCAATGACATCTGATCAAGTAATTTGGTCTGAACAAAATAGATTACATGTATCTTACTCTGGAGTTGTTGTAGCTAACGGTGCTGGTACTTCAAGTGTTATTACTGTACAAGCTCCTGCTGTAAACACAATGTCAATTAACGATACTATCGTTGTTTTAAATCCTGTTTCAGGAGCTGAATCAAAAGGTATTGTTACTGATTCTGGTGCTTATGCTGGTTCTGGTCTTGCTGCTGGTGCAATTAACTTTCAACCGTTTGATAACAATCAAATCGCGGCTGCTTTAGCAGGTGTTGGGGTTAAGATATTTGTATATGGTTCTGATTACCAAAAAGGTCAAAGTATGGCTGGCGCTTTTGCTGCTGGTGGTGCTAACCAAGCTAGAATATCTATTGATCCAGTATTAACTCAATTTTCTAACTCACCAATTATCCTAAGAAACCAATACGTAGTTAATGGTTCTGATATGGCACAAATCGGTTGGGTTGAAGTTGCAACTGAAGATGGAACTTCTGGATACTTATGGTACTTAAAAGCTGAGTCTGAAACAAGACTACGTTTTGAAGATTACCTAGAAATGAGTATGGTAGAAGCTGAATTTAACCAAGTAGGTGGTGCTGCAGGAATTGCTGCTAGCCCAGGTTCAGAAGGTTTATTTGCTGCTATTCAAGCTAGAGGAAATGTACAAACAGGATTTACTGCTGCTGCAGGTCTTGATGATTTTGATGCAATTCTTAAAAACTTAGATACTCAAGGAGCAATTGAAGAAAACATGCTTTTCTTACAAAGACAAACTTCTTTAGATTTTGATGATATGCTAGCAAGCATCTCTGGTGGATTCGCTGGAGGAACTGCTTTTGGTTTATTTGAAAACTCAGAAGAAATGGCTTTAAACCTTGGATTCTCAGGATTTAGAAGAGGTTCTTATGACTTTTACAAAACAGATTGGAAATACTTAAACGACGCATCTACAAGAGGTGGTATCGTAGGTATCAATTCAATTGAAGGTGTATTAGTACCAGCTGGAACTTCAACAGTTTACGATCAAATTTTAGGAACTAACATCAGAAGACCTTTCTTACATGTAAGATACAGAGCGTCTCAAGCTGATGATAGAAGAATGAAATCATGGTTAACTGGTTCTGCAGGTGGAGCAATGACTTCAACTCTTGATGCTATGGAAGTAAACTTCCTATCAGAAAGATGTTTAGTAACTCAAGCTGCTAACAACTTTGTATTATTCAGAGGAATCTAATTGATTCAACACTAATGTAATTCTTACCCTCGTTATATTAACGGGGGTAATTATTACTTTTATAAACTATTTAATTATATTATATTATGGCTAAAAAAGCTAAAGCAGAAACTGTTGAGGTTGCACCTCAAGAGGTAGCAGTAAAAACCGCACCTACAAAACCAGCTAAACCAAGTTGGGAAATAAAAGACAGAGTATATTTTCTTAAAGGTAACAAAACACCTTTAACATATACTATACCAGGTAAACACACTAGAAAGCATGCGTTGCTTTATTTTGATGAAAATACTGGAAAACAAAGAGAAATAAAATATGCTACAAATCAAGATTCACCACTTGTAGATGAGCAAAAAGGTGAATGTACTATGGGTCACATACGTTTTGACAATGGTACTTTGAAAGTAGATAAATCTAAACAAAACTTACAAAAATTATTATCTTTATATCACCCTTTAAAAGGTAGAGCATATGAAGAATATAGTGCTGTAGAAGAAGCTGTAGATCAATTAGACGTTTTAAATGATCAAGTAAAAGCAATGAATTCAGCTATGACTATGGAGGTTGATTTTGCTGAAGCAATACTAAGAGTTGAACTAGGTTCTAAAGTAAATGAAATGAGTTCTAAAGAAATAAAAAGAGACGTAATCTTATTTGCTAGAAACAACCCTGAGTTATTTATATCATTAGCTAATGATGAAAACGTGCAACTTAGAAACTTTGCTATAAGAGCAGTTGAAATGGGTATAATAAAAATATCTGGAGATCAAAGATCTTTTACGTGGGGAACAAATGATAGAAAGTTAATGAATGTTCCATTTGATGAAAATCCTTATTCAGCGTTTGCCTCATGGTTAAAAACTGACGAAGGTGTAGAAGTTTATAGATCTATAGATAAAAAACTATAAAAACAAGTGATACTAATATAGGGCTCGTTTACTCGGGCCCAATATTATAATAAAAAAAAACAATGGTAAATATAAATACAGTATATACAACAGTCTTGTACATATTAAACAAAGAGCAAAGAGGTTATGTAACTCCAGCAGAGTTTAATAGCTTAGCTACTTTAGTTCAAGACGAAATATTTGAATCATATTTTCCAGATGGAAACCAAGTAAACCGTCAAAACCAAAACAATACTCAAAATGATACAGAGTTTTTTAACATGTTTAAAGACATTTCATATAAACTATATCCTTTTGAAAGAACAGCTACATTTACTTATAACGCAGGTGCTGGTATCCTAGGTTGGGAATACGTAGCAGCTGGAACTATATTTAAATTAGGTGAAATAATATCTACATATAATACAACAAACCCTCAGTATGATTCTATTACTGAGTTAGCTAGTCAAAGTGATTTTTCTAAAATCACAAGATCTACATTGACAGCTCCAACTATGCAATATCCTTTATGCACAACAGGCACAGGGCCAAATAATTCTGTACTTATAAAAGTTAGTCCTCAGCCAAACGCTTTAAGTGTAAACGCTTTGTTTACACCATTAGCACCAGAGTGGAAGTTTACTACTGGTAACTTAGGTCAATACATATATTCTAACACATCAGTAAACTTTGAATTAGATATATCAGAGCAAACAAACTTAATAATAGGTATATTAAAATACTGTGGATTAATAATAAACGATCCTACAATAATACAATCAGCTGCTGCAGAAGCACAAGAGATAGAACAAAATATAAAATCTTAATAAGACATGGCAATAACTGAAACAAATCAACAGTATTATCAAGGATCTCAAGGTTTCAGAGGTAATGGAACTACAGGGCCTTTTGTTACTACGTTTGATACAGACTTGGTATTTGGTAATTGGAATCCAATAATTGCTGAATACACTTTAAATAATTTTAAAATATACACTAGCACAACAGGAACTCCTGGTACATGGTCTGAATATGTTTTACAATACGGTGTAGTTAACAACACTATAACTTTTAACGCAGCTCCTGCTAATAACTTATTTATAATTGTACAATTAAAAATATTAGATGGAGGTCAGTACGCTAACACAATACAAGAAGAAGCTATTGGAGATGCTGTAGAAGAAAATTATGGAGGTTACCAATACGTTAAACTTAATGATATAGTTAATAACTATATGGTAGGTTACGTAGGTGACGGTAAAATAATTCAAACAGCTAAAAAATCTGATGTATTATTTTTTGCAAAAAGATCTTTACAAGAATTTAGTTACGATACTTTAAAAAGTATTAAATCACAAGAGCTTACAATACCTGAAAGCTTATCTTTAGTAATGCCGCAAGACTATGTAAACTACGTAAGCTTGTGTTATATTGATTCAATGGGTGTTAAAAGACCTTTGTATCCAAATAACAATTTAACAACAAATCCTTATACTAAATTATTACAAGATGATACAGGTTTACCAACACAAGATAGTTTTGGTGAAAACCTAGAAGGAACTTCTATAACAGTTGAAAGATGGCAAGAAGCTAATCAAGCTTTAATAAATTCTTCATGGTATCAAAACTGGGTAAATAATGGTTACATGTTTGAAGACTATGGAGTTGGAAGTGGTCCTTGGAATTGGGGCGCTTTATATGGTATTAATCCACAATATGCTAATAGCAACGGTTGGTTTGGTATAAATGAAAGAGAAGGTAAGTTTACTTTTTCTAGTAATTTAGTTAATAAGTTAATAGTCGTAGAATACATATCTGATGGCTTAGCTTACGACTTAGATACTAGAGTACCTAAAATGGCAGAAGAAGCAATGTACTTAAGTATATCATATAATCTATTAGCTAATAGAGCTAACATAGCAGATAATATAGTACAAAGATTTAAGAAAGACAGAAGAGCGGCGCTTAGAAACGCTAAGATAAGATTATCAAATATTAAATTAGAAGAATTTACTCAAGTAATGAGAGGTAAATCTAAATGGTTAAAACACTAAAATTTAATGGCAAAAGCAACTAATAGTTTTGTTACTGGTAAAATGAATAAAGATCGTGACGATCGACTTTTACAAGCTAACGAATATAGAAACGCAATGAACGCTCAAGTGAGCAGATCTGAAGGTGCTAATGTTGGTGCGCTAGAAAATGTTTTAGGTAATTCTTTGATTAGTGACTTTAGAACTTTAACCGGAGGTGGTAACGTATTTTCTATAGGCTATTGTTCTGATGAAATAAATAACAGAGTTTTTGTTTTTTTAACAGACAATACTAGTTCTAGTTTATCATATAACACTACTCAAAAAAACTTTATAGTTGTTTATAATGCTTTGACGGAATCATCTACAGTTCTTGTTTATGGTAAGTTTTTAAATTTCTCAACATCATTTCCTATAACTGCAGTAAACATATTAGAAGATCTATTATACTTTACAGACAACAGAAATCAACCAAGAGTTATAAACGTAACATTAGCTACTTCAACTGTAGATTCTTCAGGTGTTGCAGATTATTACGCTATAGAAGAACAAATATCTGTAGCAAAATACAATCCTTACCAATCAATACAACTTTATAAAGAATCTTCTATATCTAATGAATATGAAACTACAATGTATGACGTTGTAAGTTTGTACTACCCTGATGGAGGTCTTGGAAATTTAAATGTAGATGCCGCTGTAGGTCAATCTAATTTACAAATTTTAAAAGCAGGTTTTCAAGGAGATATAGTTACTAGCATGGGAGGTCAAGGCGGAACAGCTGGTGTAAAAGTTGGTCGTAGAAACAAATCAACTGGAGTTATTACAGACACTGGGTTAACTGTTAATTTTTCTAATGATCAAACTACATACTGGCAAGTTGGTCTTAGTGGTAGTATAACTGGATCATTGATTGACAAAGATGACGAAGAGATTGTATTTAGTTTTAATCCATATTATAACCCTGATTATAACGGTGACAAGGATTATTTAAGAGATAGATTTGTAAGATTTGCTTATAGGTTTAAATTTGTTAATGGCGAGTATTCTATAATGTCACCTTTTACGCAACCTTGCTTTATACCTAAGCAAGATGGTTATTTTATGTATAAATTAAATCCCACTGCATCAGGTGTTACTATCACAGGTTCTCCACCTCTTGACATACAAGATGAAGAAGATACGTACAGAAGTACAGTTGTAGATTTTATGGAAAATAAGGTTAATAAAATAATTCTTAGAATACCTTTACCTTATAGTTCTATTCAAACTCAAACTGTATTGCATGTAGAAGAAATAGATATATTATTTAAAGAATCTGATTCTAATATTATAAATGTAATAGAAACTGTGGAAATATCTAGAGTTCAAGCTCAAACAAGTGGCAGTGTTTATGAATACGAATATCAGTCTATAAAACCTTATAAAGTTTTGCCTTCATCTGAAACAACTAGAACATACGATAAAGTACCAGTTAGAGCGTTAGCTCAAGAAGTTATAAGTAATAGAATTGTTTATGGAAACTTTGAAAATAAACACATACCGCCATCTACTATAGATTACAACGTTGCTGTTAGTCAAAAATCTACATTTGATTTAGGAGAAGCTACAACTACAACAAATGGTGTAACTAATGCTGGTGTTGAAACAGTAAATATAAATACTTTGGCTGCAGGTCTATCGATACAAAATGGTTATGTAGTTACGGCTAGTGGTATTCCAGCTAACACCGTTATCTTAAGCTTTACATCTACAAGTGTTACTATAAGTAATGTTACAGCTAGTAGTATACCTAACGCAACTACGCTTACATTTACAGCACCAAGTAACATTAGATATACTACAAGTAAAGTAGAATATCCTAATTCTTCACTTAAACAAAATAGAAATTATCAAGTTGGTATAGTATTGTCAGATAAATTTGGTAGATCATCTACTGTTATTTTATCTAACAGTGATAGTTCTGTAGAGTTTGGTAATGAACAATATTTAGGATCAACAGTTTTTTCAGACTATATAAACAATAATATAACTGCAGATATTTTTCCAGGTAATTCATTAAAGGTTTTATTTAATAATCCAATACCAGGAGGTTCTACAGGTATATATAACGGAGATACAACAAGTGTTGATTATAACCCTTTAGGTTGGTACTCGTATAAAATTGTTGTAAAACAAACAGAGCAAGAATATTACAACGTTTATCTTCCAGGTATAATGGCAGCATATCCTAACGATCCTTTAAAAGAGTTAGGAAAAACCTCACACGCGGTATTAATAAGTGATAATATAAATAAAGTACCTAGAGATTTAACAGAAGTTGGACCGGAGCAAAAACAATTTAGAAGCAGTATTAACTTACATGGTAGAGTTGAAAACTTAGCTAGCTCAGTAATTAACTTAAATAATATACAATATTACCCAGGGCCAACATCACCTATTGTAAGTGTTATTGGTACTGATAGAGATTTGTTTGATGGAATACCTACAGCAAATTACGTTGCTAGCGCTGAGTTTTATAACGTAGTTTCTAATCCTTTAATAGCTAGAATAAATACTCCTTCAAAGCAAATAGGAGTACAAGCAGTTATAACAACAGCTACAGTAGGTTCTACTACTTTAGCAGGTTTAGATACTCTTGGCTTAACAACCAACACCATAAGCCCTACTCCTTTTGCAGCAGCTGTTGTTAGTGGTCAAACGGTTACTGGAAACGGTATTGTAGATGGAACTATAATTGTTTCCGTAAGTAACAGTGGTGGTTTTAGAAAAATAGTATTAAATAAAAACACAGAAGGTACTTCTGTTGGAGATGTTTTAACATTTTCTCCTACTCAAATAGATGTTACCATGCCTCAATTAGCTGTAATGGAAACCGATGGCGTTGAATCTAACTTAGATATATTCTGGGAAACTACATCTGAAGGATTAATTACAGAACTTAACCAAGCTATATTAGGTGGAACTGCAGATGCTGTTTCAATAAGTGGATTTAACACAAGTATATTTAAAGAATCATTAAGTTTAAATTCGGAAATTTTAAGTGCTGATTTTACAATATTAGATCAATTTGGTAACAATGTTGTTTATGCCGTTACAACACCGCCTCAATTACAATTACAGAGCGTAGTAGATTACAATGGAGATCCTGTTAATAATTTTGTTTTAGTAAACAATGCTGACAATACTTATAACGTAAAATTAGGAAGTACTGCTCAAGATTATTTATATTTTAGTAATCAAAACTCAACAAAACAAACGTATTCTTTTACTTTTGAAGTAAATTATAATGGTGTGCAATCTTTTATAACTCAACAACCAGTTTCGTTAATAAACGTTGCGCCCACGTTTGCACAACCTGCAAACGTAACATACGTACCCGGAACAGACGGTGGAGGAAATGGAACAATAATAAATGTTCAAGCACAAAACGGTGCTTTTCCTGGACCAGCAAATCCAAGTCCAGATGTAGCTTGGAAAGATATATCATGGTCTTTAACAGTAACAAAAGACGGTGTTAACTATGGCCCTTCAGGAACTAGCAATGTTTTAATAAACCAATCAAGAGTAAACGCTTTTTGGAATGGTCACGTATTTTTTAATGGTGCAAACCCACCTAACTCTATGGTAGATGGAACATATGTATGTGTTGCTACAGTAACAGATGCTGGTGGGTTATCTCAGTCACGTACTTTTAATTTAGTTATAAATAGAACACCTTGTTATTCTTATAAGTTTACTTATGGAGGAACTGGTAATATTATTAGCGGAACGTTCACCACATGTGAAGGTGTTAATGAAGGTACGGTTAGTTTTGTAGATCCACCAGTTAATACATTCCCTGGTTATGCTGTTGTTTGCGCTAGAGATACTACTTATACTGGAAACAATCTACCAAACTCTTTTGTAAAATTAGCTTTAAACGCAAATGACCCAGCAAACACTTGTAATGTTTAAAAAAAATAAGTAATAATAATATATATGGCTGCGATAATAGAAGTAAAATACTTCAACACATTCCTTCTTAAGAAAGTAAATAAGTTGCAAAGCACTCCTGTATCAAGTAGCGTTTCGTTTGGTAATATACCTATATGGAATGGTTCAATGGGTATACCTGCTGCTAAAGGAGGATACCCTAGGCCTAACGGAAACGCTGTTCCTAATAACTGGGTAATAGAAGAATCAAGAATAAACGGTGGTTATAACAATACTACAGTATCTTTTGGAGCTAAAGCTTATTTAGTAGAAGAAGAGCCCAATGGAACTAGACGTGGTAACTCATTAATATACTCAGGTATATTTAATTCTAGAACTGGTATTAACAATACTAATGTATTTTCAGTGGCAGATGACATAGTTAAATCTGTAGATCCAGCAAACGGTTCAATACAAAAACTATATGCAGAAGACACTAATTTAAATATATTTCAAGAGCTAAAAGTAAGTAGAGCTCTAATAGACAAAGATGCTATATACTCTGCTGAAGGTGGAGGTACTGTAACAAGCGCTAATTTAGTTATTGGAGCAATACAACCTTATTTAGGTAAGTTTGGTATAAGTACAGATCCTACTAGTTTTGCAATATACGGCCAAAATAAATATTTTTCTGATAGAAATAACAACGTTATACTAAGACTTTCTCAATCAGGTTTAGATGAAATATCTAGCGCAAATATGATAGATTATTTTAGAGATACACTAGGT